CCATTCGCAGAAACATCACCCAATACATTCACATTACCATCAAAGAAACCTGCATAAATGTAATTGCTCGGATATGTAGGATTTGATTTAGAAGAACCATAGATGGCCGCACTTCCTCCAGCTGTTGCTCCTACTGCACAAACTCCAAATTTACCATCAGTTGCAGCATTAAAAGTCACATTAACAACGCCTTCCTTTGCAGTTCCTGAACCAAGCTTTAAACTTCTTGATGTCCCTCCGAAATAATCAGAACGTGTCCATACAAGACGACCACCTTCAATTGTAAATCCTCCAATAAAACCGGAAACAGCTTCAATATGCCTAACCTTTATCAGGTCAGTATTTAGGTAACCGCCTACCACAATGGTAGTGCCTAACTTCGCATATTCAACCGCATCTTCAAATGCCAACTGACCTAATCCGTCTCTGTCGATCTTGGAGTTAATCACTCCCTGCAGGTCACTATGCAATGCGGTGATTGTAACAGCACCTTCTAGGTTAATCTTTGAAGAGTGAATAGTCGTTTCACCTGCTGCCTGGTTGATATAAGATATAAGCGTATTGCCACTTTCTAGCTCTTTAGAAGCATAAATTTTATTTCCATCGGCCGTGGTAATCCATCCGGCAGTATCTATCCTCTGCGTTAAGCTATCGACCCGCGTCACCTGTGCGGAGATTTGAGTATTGAGTACTTTCAATTCAGCGAAGCACTGATCTGAATAGTCTTTCAATTTATCCTGAATAGCTTTATTCGCAACTTCAACCGCTGTATTGAAACTAGCTAAGGCAGAATTAAACAGGGCAAACTTATCATCTACATTCCTCTTCTCCTCAACGGTTGTCTGCCCGTCATTGATAGCTACATTAATTGCAGCAATAAGATTGTCAATAGCACCAAATAGGGATATTTTGGCATTCAGCAAACCTGTTTTCGCTTCACCTTCCAGGTATGAATTTGCGTACAGTTTGTTATAGGTAGCTTCGACGGCTGCCCTTGTATTTTTGACTGTATTTAGATACTTCTCAATGGCTAAAGCCTCTGCTTCCGTGATAATGCCGTCAGCAAATGCTCCGTCCACATAGTCGTGCAAACCACTAACTGCGCTGTTTGCCTGTTCCGCTGCTTTGCCGGCATCTTCTGCGTCTTGTAAGGCTTGCAATGCTTCTTTCATAGCGGTATCCGAGAACTCCTTTAGCTTATCCTGAATAGCTCTATTTGCAGATTCTACGGCTGTGTTGAAATCAGCATAGGCACTATTGAAATAGGCGAAATGTGCATCAACGTTTTGCTTCTCTTCTGGTGTTGTGAGTCCATCGTCAATAGCTGTATTAATTGCATTTATCAGGTCTGAAATACACCCCATAAGGGTAACTTTCGCATTCAATAAACCCGTTTTGGCGGAACCGGATAAATAAACATTCGTGTATAGCTTGTTATAAGTGGCTTCAACCGTAGCTTTAGCATTATTAATCGTATTGATATACTTTTCAATAGCTTTTGCTTCGGCTTCCGTAATAATACCATCGGCAAATACTCCATCTACATAACCATGAAGCCCTTCTACTGCATTATTGGCCTGTTCTGCTGCTTTACCAGCATCTTCAATTTCTTTGTGAGCTGCTTCCCATTCAGACAGATTTTCCAATCCAGACGATCCGGTTTTAATTTGAATATTTCCGCCTATTTCACCTTTTACCAAATTGAAATACGTCTCCCCATCCGGGGAAATTATCTGTTCAGTAGTTATCCGTCCCGGCAGAATCTCCGTAAATCCGTACAGCTCAACAAAACTGCGATCACCTTCATACTCGCTGTTGAGGACACCGACTAGGAAGTGATAATATCCTGCTATGCCCTCCATCTTAATAGCCGTTTCGCTTAGAAGAAACGTACCAGTTTGATTCTCTTTGCTGCATACAGCATATAGATAATATTTCTTTTCAAGATCAGTGAGTGCCGGAGAATTGTATTCAACCAAATCCCAGTATTTATATTCATCTGCCTTGTGAGAAGAAGAAAGAGTACTAATACCGAGTGTCAAATGCTGGATGATTCCTGCCGGAGCATTCAGTATTCTTGTGCTGGCATTATAAGTAATATTATGAGATACTTGTGCCGGATTTGTTTTTGAGTTCACAAACCGGAATTGCAAGCTTTCGTCGCCGACAAGTAGTTGCATGGTTGAAACGGTTATCGGATTGACAGAGCCGGAGAAGTTCAACAGTGCATCTTCAAGCATGGACATCGTTTCCTGTGCGTCGCGAAACCGTCTCTTTGTGAATTGTAAAGCGTCCTTATGCTTCTCAATAACTGTCACCTCGTTAGTTTCTATCTTGTTCAGATCACTTGAAACAGACGTGCCTATCGGTTCGTTAGACAATTCAATTTCGGGTGAATAAGGATTATTCACAAAACGTTTGATTCCTATCATCCGGATAAGAGAACCTTCCGGATGAAATTGCGTATCATAGAAATCAACATACCCTCCGAGTACTATTTTACCGCCGATCTCCAACCAGCGTTTCTTTGCCCAAATACCGTCCAATGTCCCGGTAAATATGAATGTTTTATCTTCATGTCCATAGAGGTATTTAGCAGCTTCCTTGAAAGCTTCCCAGCTAGCACCCGTTTGTGTGCTATCGTTACAGATATAAGCCTTCGGCAATTGCATTCCGAACACTGCGTATGTATCACCAACCTTCGGTCGCCAGACTTCCGGCTCCGGCATAGTAATACCATCAATTTCCTGCGGAACAATTTCAAATCGACGTGCCTCTTTCTTGTCTTTCGCTTCATGGATATACTTTACTTCGAACTCCTTGCCTGTAAGCATACCAGTCTGGAAAATAACCGTCATTGTTTCTCCTGCTATGAGACAATCTTCGAAATTCAATTCTTCAGGAATGTCTTTATCTACAAAGTCAAAGAAGTTATTCTCCTTGTTCACTTCAATAACAGAACTAACAGTACCAACACGGGAAGGATAAATAGCTGTACAGTCCAGACTATCTTCCTTTGCTGTTGTAAGTTCTTTATCAGCACGCATGACACAAGTTCCATCCGCATCTGTCTTATACGTTCTCCCTTCGTAAACAAGAGTCTTATTCTTTGGAAGTAACAGGTATTTAGATCCGTATGTAGAATAATCAATATTGCGATCTGTAGTTTCTACCAAAATTATTTCGGGTGGTATATCCCCAGAAGTCCTACCAACACCGACCTTGAAGCCGTGGCCTTTACCATACGACAGTTTCAAAGGGTTCTCCTTGTTATACTCAACTTTACGCAGATGGATAGTCTTAATTTGCTTTCCATTCACAGTTTCTTCAGTGATCTGCCATTCTGTTTCATATAGTTCTGCAAGTTGATTGAGAGCGTCAAGAATATAAGTGTGATTGTAGTTGATTACTTTCTCCGTTCCCTCAATGCAATCACCGACTTTCCAACCGGTACTCCGACGGTTCAGGTTTTCAACGAGTAGACGTAGATGTTCGTGTGCCTTAGCTGTATATGAGAACTTAATACTTCTATCAACGGTATGGCGTACTTTCCACAACATCGTATCAGCCTTCCCAGTTTCCAGAATCAATGTATATTCGAAGTTACGTTCACCGTTCTTCTTGAAATTGCTATCCTTCTTCAAGGAATAACGCTTCCCGTAGAAGTCACACCAGGAGCCAACCGGAATTTCAATATACCCCGGATGAGAAAAATACAAAGTGAGTGTATCTTCTCCCATGATAGCTTCATAAGAGTAGCTTTCATCCTTTACTTCGATTTTTATTTCCTTATCACCATTATATAAACTTATCATGTCCTTAGAATTATATCCTAAAATATAAACGTCAAATAGAAATGTATTGAATAATAGGCATAAAAGTAAGGAAATGATAGACGAATCATTGCCAAAATAATATATAACACACAACATCAACGGCATTGTCATGAAATAAATCAAAATGAAAAATATTTAAAAGAAATCACTCAAAATGTAGTTTAATTCACCTAAGTTCTCTCGGAACAAATTGTGCGTTGAAAGATTTTTCCAATGTTACGACACAGAACCTCGGACAGAATGGTTACTGTAAGTTTCCAAATGGACTGTTAATCCAATGGGGAAAAGTTTCAGGTTCTTCAGTTGTTAGCTACACCATAACTATGTCTACATCATTTTTTGATAAAAGTTATAAGATATTTGCAACAGTTTACAAGCCTTCATCTGACAGTGGTGTTTATTCCGCATCACCTATTGATGATTCAACTAAAACAGTTAGCCGATTTTGTATTAATAGAAATTATGCCTCTGGAGGGAGTACTGGATTATCACAAGAAACTTTTGATTGGCTTGCTATTGGGCGTTGGAAATTATGAAATAAATTATAACATTGAAATAAGAATGTATAACTTTAGTAGAAAATTGGTAGTCTTTTTTATAATCTTTTTTGCGCAAAGTTCTCTCGGGACTAATGCTATACAATTAGAATCACAAAATCTATGGAATGAAAAAGCACAAAATGGATATGTAAAATATTCAAATGGGCTATTGATACAATGGGGAAAAAAGACTTTAGGAGTAAGTTATCAAGGAACTATTTATTTCCCTATTTCATTTTACAACTCTTATTATTCATTATGTATAGGTCCTGCAAAGGGAAATGTAGTAGATAATTCGAGTTGGATTGCAAATTATACAGCCATCAAAGTGGGTAGTTTTAATTATATAAATACTTATTCTATGAATGGTTCAAATAAC